TGCAGTATTTTTAGCGTCTGTTTTTGCCTTTTCTGCATCCGCTTTTCTTCTAGCGTCAATAGCTTCCTGTCTAGTATGTTCAATATTTTCAATTGTTAAATAATGTGAAGATTGCCCTTTTCCACTAAATGAAGGACTACCAAATTCAAAGGTTAATTCACCCCCATTTGACTTTGCTGACAGGAATATAAAGAATATCAATACGCCTAATATTATTAAGATATGTTTCATTTATTTCCTTTAAATACATTAATATTTATAAGAATATCTGTCCGAGATAGACCAAAAAAAAGGGGTCGTTAAGACCCCTTTTGTAATATTTAAATTCTGCAACTATGGCTTATTTTTTATTTTGCCAAAGTGCCCAAAGAATACCTAGTGTTATTAGACCAATAAGTCCTTGTGACCCTAGGTCTCCTACGATAGAGGAAATGTTATTGATTACGCCCAATGATAAGAAAGGGACTGCTGAACCAAATACAACTTCCAATACTATTGACAACCATACTAGACTTAAAGCAACATTACTTATATGTCCAATGATGTCTGTTGCGCTTTTCCACATATTCATACTCCTTTATTTAATTTGATATCTCAAAGTTCATCATAATATAATATTAATATTTATCGTTTCCGCCGTCTAAAAAGGGGGTCAAATGCAATATTCAACCCCCATATAAGAAACAGGTGGAGAGATTATTCGTCCTCTTCTGCTAATTTACTGAAATATGATAATGTTTCATCACTATCACTATCGGTAGTTGTAGTAGAAGGAACCGTATCTACTGCTTCTTGTGGCACAGAATCCGCTTTCGGAGTTGCAGGTGGGATTGCAACATCTTCAGCTGTTCCTGTGTTTCTTGAACCGCTCAAAACTTTATCAAGTTTCGCCTTTAATTCATCATAAGATTTAAAGTTATCGGGTGCAAGAAAAGGCTTTAATGGAAATTGTTTATTCCATAATTCTTCAATTGCTTCATCATTTTCTTTGATAGGTGTAACCGCTTCAAATTCTGATTTATCATAATTCCAGAATCCATCAACTTTTCTGATTTTTAATTTAAAGTTTGCACCTTGCCAAAAATCAAATGGGTTAATTGGTTTTTCATCCTCAAAGTCAGGTTTCATCGCTTCTGAAATTTTATCAAATATCTTTTTACCATATTTGAACAATTTGATTTGACCTTCATTTTCAGGATGTTTTGGGTCAGACACTATCAAAACATTAGAGATATATGATAGTTTTCTTTTTCTCTTTCTAGCAATTTCTTTGTCTGCTTCAACACCAGAATTCCATAATAGTGTATTTGACTCACTAACTGGATCCTTTTTATTAAGCGTTGTTAAACTATTTTCAATGTACCAACCACCAGGACCTTGAAAAGCGTGAGACCACATTCTTGCCCAAGGCAAATCTTCATCTTTAACTGCTGGTAGAAATCTTAATACTGCATAACCATTGCCAGACTTATCTAATTCTGGTTTCCAGAATCTATCGTCTGAATATGATTGTTTCTCTTTTGTCGGTGCGACTTTTGAAAGTTCTTGAACAAGAACATCTAGGTTTGATTTTGAGCGTTTCAACGCTGCTATACTTGTATTCATATCTGTATGTATCCTTATATTTAATTGTATTAATTGTATTTTTACTTATCCACACTTCACATAATATATAAAGTATTTATACAAGTTTAAAAGACTATCGTGGGATTGACCGGGAGGCGTACCCACAATTTTTCGGGAAGAGTCCCAGTTCACTTGAATGAAGATAGGTCCCTACTAGTAAACAACATCCTGGCGTCTTGAACCGTTTGGTCACTACCCTCCAGAACATTTACCTTATGCCCTCTTAAGCATTGTTCAGTCAGATAGAGATTTAAGTTTCGAACCTTAAATCCTTTTCTTTCTAAACTTGTATCTACTATTATAACAAAAAGTAGTGCTAAAGTCAAGCACTATTCCTTTTTATGTTCAAAATCAAATGACAATTGCTCTCCGTCTTTGTCCGAAAATTCAATTGTTTCCGAAATATCATCATTCGGAATAGTGAAAGACATATCCGAATCAGCAGCAAATCCCACTTGTATTTTATTACCATCTACCATTGTTACCGTATCGGCACCTGTAACCTCTAGACCTTGTGGTTTTTCCGCTTTAGCAAGTTTATCTCTCAATTCTTTATTGTCATTGATTAATTGTTTATTCTCTTTTAAATATGATTCCGCTCTTTCTTCCGCAACTTTTAATAAATGCTTCAGTTCTCTTATCTCAATACCTGATTCCATTACGGTATGTTCAGCTGTAAATTTTCCTGCTTGGTCCATAATTACTCCGAATGGTCTAGTGTTAATATCTGATTTCTCAAACGAGTAGCTCTATCACCAACTTGTTTCGCCCATCTGGAGTCCATCATTTCTATTGCTGCTGTAGGCCAATCTGCCCTATTAACACCTGCAATAAATTTTTTAAACTTCGACAAGCGTGGTGCTCCCATATTAAAACACATATTAACTATTACTTGTTGAGCAACTTCTGGTAAGTCATCAAGATTAGGAAATACTTTCTTTGATTCGCTAACATATTTTTTAACATCTTCATCAAATACTGAATTTACTCTATCTTCACTTACTGGTGTTCCTACTGGTTTACCGTATTCTTCGTCACCTTCAACAATCAAATGTCCAATGCCGAAAGTAGGGTATCCTAGGTGGTCTTTATAAACTTCATATTTCACACCCTCATCTATTTTAAGTTGTTCTCTTAAATCATTTATATTCATTACATCTCCTTATGTATTTTTCCATTGCCATCCTTCTGACAATCCCATTTCTTTCCAAGTCTTTTTACCCTCTTGTATATTTAACAATGGATAACGACCATTAGTATTGTAAAAATCATCTACAAAAGATTTCTCTATTGTATGAAAATCTACTGATACTCTTTTTTTAATTTTATTACCACTAAATTGAGGAATATCAACTTCAACAATAGGGAGTGGTAAAAACCAAACTTCAACATCAGAACCCATATCTAATTGTTGTTTTATATATTTGCATACAGCATAATTTCTCATACTTTCAGAATTGCCAATATCACCTCGTAAATAAGCATTTATGGTACTTTCTATACCACCCTTATCTTGCGAACCGCCTATCTTAACAATTTCTCCTTCAGTTGCTATAATATATAATCTTCCAAAAGGGTCTTTTCTTAAATCTTTATAACAAGTATAATTAATAGTTAATTTATCTTTATTGTAAAGTATATCACCTAATTTTACCCATTGATTTAAGTTTAAATCATTTATTTTATCTTTCTTTGGTAACCCTAAACCAAACATTATATTTCTTTAACTTTCTTTTTCAATAACAATTTAAATTTTGTTATATTATAATTTAAAAATGGTCTATATCTTATCATTCTATCATATAATTTAGGCCATAAGACTTCTTCTTGTATATTCCTATTTAGGCTTTTTGTAAACCCTAAAATATCATCTAGTATCATAAATGATTCTAATGTTATTTTCTTTGATAAAAAATATTTGACTATTGGAGGATGTTGTCCGTTTTTGGAGGTAAATACATCATCAAAATGCATTTTATTTTTTTCAATTTGTTCAATTATATAATTCACATCTTCACCAAAATAATATGTTAATGACTCTACTCTTTTTTGCCATTGTTTGTAGTTTTCGTCACCAGACTTGCCAATGATATCACCAATCCATAAATTAGTGTTAGAAATAAAATTACTAACGAAGTAATCAACAATGCTATTATTATCATAAGATTTAGAAAGCTTATGAAAGTAATAACGGTCCCTTCTTTTAGTAAAAGTTTCCAATCTTGCAGTTGTTCTTCCACCGTGCTTATGAAAGTCATAAGTTTTTCTTTTACTTGTGAAGTGGAGCTTGATTGCCAGATAGACTTTATAAACTTCAAAACCATTCACTTACTTACTGCCTAGATACTCCAACATAGTTAGAGGATCCGACACTTCGTATGGGTCATCATCTAATCCTAAATTATTTAAACCTGGTTCTTCAAACCATTGAATTATCTCTCTATTATCAATTAGAGTTGAATATCTCCAACTTCTCAAACCAAATCCTTGAACAGGTTTATTTACTAACATACCTAAACTTCTAGTAAATCTACCATCACCATCAGGTATCATTTTAACATTTTTTATATTAAGGTCTCTTGCCCAAGCATTCATAACGAAGGCGTCATTTACTGATACACAATATACATCATCAACACCTAATGCTTTAAATTTTTCGTAGTGTTCATCATAAGATGGTAATTGTTCACCAGAACAAGTTGGTGTAAATGCACCTGGTAAACCAAACATAACAATTTTTTTACCTTTAAATAATTCGTCTGTTGATTTATCTACCCACGAACCACCTATGAAGGTGCAACCACCCTTTTCATCCGTATCATCTATTCTAAATTTAAATGTATTATCGTATATTCTATTATTAACAAGTTTCCACTTATCCATTTAATACTCCTATTAACCATAGTGTTCCAAATATTACTATTGCTACTTCTGCTCCTGTCATAATTAATCTCCTTATATTGGTAATTTAGATTTCTTTTCTTTTAGCATATTCAATTCTTGTGCCTCAAAAGCTATCTTCTCTTTTAAATGTTTGTTAATCAAACTACTAACACCACTAGGGTCAATTCCGTTATCTTTACAATACTCTAAAATAGCATCCATATAAGACATCTTCTTTTCCTTTACAAGCTCTTCTACTAATAATGCAAACTTGCTTGGTGTTAAAATCATATCTCTATTATACTATCTTTTAGGTCGATTGTCAAGGTAATCCTCATAAAATTTTTGGCACTTTTCATACCCACTCATATGTCCGATGAGATAAGCACAAAAAACTAATGCACTAACTGAACAAAAAATATATATTTCCATATCACTCTCCTATTATTTAATTGTTTTGGGTGAGGAGGGGTGGTAAGACCCCTCTCACTTACCTGAACTCACCCCTGGTACGGTCTATTGGACTTGAACCAATACCCCATTCAGGGACCTCTCGGCGTGTCTACCATTCCACCAAGACCGCTCTTATTCCTTATTTAAAAGGAAACTAGTGCCAGTTTCTGTTGCAAGGTACCGGCAAACCCCGACTGCCTAGGCAGCCATACGATAATCTATGTGATTGTCGTTTATGATTTTGGTCATTCAAGGGAACCACCCCTATCCTCTCCTGCACGGTTTCTGATATGAATCGATCCTAGTTCCACCCCTCAAAATACTATTAGTGTTTTAAATGGTGGAGTGGTCGGGAATTGCACCCGAGTCTTCCCTATCTACTCCCATTACACTCAACGAGAATTTAAAAAGCCTACGATTTTATTTAATTTATAACCGTGAGACCAAACCCCTCGACTTACTAAACTTTTATGCCAACTATTATAAGATATATCCTTTATATTTTTCATATGAAATAAAGTAAGGCAATCGGCCTGAACCTGATTACCTTCTTTATCTTCAAGAATATACTTTTTAGCATATCCATTTTTATCTAGTTGCCTTTGTTTTCTATATTTCATTTCAAATCTGTCGACCCTAAAATCCTTGCCATCTAAATCCTGGAAACATCAAATGGAGTTCCCAAATGGAGTTTCGATTCTAAAACTTTATCGGCCAACCTGTGACTTCTCCATTTTTAAAAATTGTATTATCAGTTTTAGCTGGTGGTTCAAAGTTATTATAAAATTTTAAATTTTGACCATAGCCCATAATACAAGTTGTTCCTGCTTCAAGAACGGTCATCAATACTGATAAATCTTTGTCACCATTCATTACTATTGTTAATAAACCAACTACTTGACCATTACCTCTTATGTTGACCACCTCGCCTGAAATAATAGGCACTTGTTTAAATACCTTTTCTGCTGTTTCAAAAACCATATTTGTTTCACCACAATAAATTGGCATATTCTGTGGCGTCAAAGGTGGAAACATTGGTTGTTTTTCTTTTTCTTCAGCTTTTGCTATATTAAAATTCAAAGAACAAATAATAAAAATCAAACCAAATAATATAGATTTAATTTGTTTCATTTTCTTTTCTCTTATTCTTTTGTATTAAATACCTTGTGGAATTCGTCTATCGCTGGTTGTAATAATTGTAAGTATTCTTTTTTATTCTTTTTAAAAACTTGCACAGCACCGTCCTCGGTGACTATCAAAATTACCACTTGTTCTATTGGTTGCTTAAAACATTCCTCATACATTTCACAATAGGCAGAACCTTGTATAAAATAATTTTCTACCCATTCTTCTTTTTTCTCTTGTTTGGATGTTTTAAAATCTATTACTGAAAGATTACCTTCGTATTCAGCTATGCAATCTACCCTACCTGCTATTTTCCATCTTTTACTATATAAACTTCCTTCTTGTATTCTTATATTATTTATCTTATCCAACTCTGGTTTAAGTAAAGTAAATAAAGCAATTGGCAAAACATCTTGCTGGGAAAGTTCTTTGTTGTTTAAATAATCTTCAACTAAATTATGAACAGCAGTTCCTCTTTTAGCTGCTTCTCTCATTATTTGATTCGCTACATCTTTACCAACTGACTCTCGCCATTTGACAAGACCGTCCTTATTTCTTTCAGATAAAACACTTGTGATAGATGGATACTTTTCATCACCAACTACATAAAAGCGTTTACCTTTAATAGTTTCTGTTTTTATATTTGGAGGAAATTCGTGAGCAAGGTGTGTAAAAGATTTCATCTTATACTTCTCTTGCATAAAAGCATTCAATTTATTCATAGTATCTATTATAACAGGTTATTTAATGATTGTCAAGCCGTTTCCGTAAGTAGTTTTACCGTTATCTTTATATGCCGTTAAGCATTGTTTCCTATTGCCTTCTTTTTTAAATGAACAATGGACCCAACCACTATCTTCATTACCTTCTACATAAAACTCACTAATCAATTGGTCAAAGTTTAAAGTTTTTGATATCCAAATTGCTAAATCAAAGTTATCAACACCTGTAATTTCAAAGTCGGCTGCTTCACCTTTAGCGTGTTGTGAAGCTTTGCTAGAACCTATTGCTTCGCATAAGTCTGGACTTCTATATCCGCTTGTGATTCTTACAGGTTTCTTATAATGGTCTCGGATGGGTTGCAATATGTGTTCACATAATGCTTTTAAATTTTGTTTATGTTCTTCACTAGGGGTATTATCAATACCTTTTCTAGTAGCAGTTTGACTTTTAGTCATTTCATTTAGACTAAAATTTTCTGATAATTTCATTATCTATCCTCTTGTTATCGCAATAATCTTTTTCACCTGCTGTTCAATGACTTGTGCCCTATTAGGCCAATGGATATATGCTTCAGGTGCTTTTGCTAGTTTTATCATTAAAGGTAAAACTAATTTCTCTAGTTTAGCAAATTTCTCCTTATACTCTTTACCTAAATTATCTTTTCGTAAATCGTATTCATCATCTAATTGCTTTTTAGTTATTGCTAGTTCAGTTTCATTTTTTGATACAACCGTTTCTTTTGTATCACCAACTAGTCTAGTCAGTTTATCTAACTTACCTTCTAGCCTAGAAATAACCTCTCCTGAAACGGCTTTAGCCGTTCCTTCAGCAGTTTGCTTAACTACCGTTTCTGTTTCTTTTTTACTTGTTTCAGCTGGTTTGCTTGCAACGGAAGTGAATCCAAAATCACCCCCTAGTTCATCAAAACCATCTAAAAAATCAAAGTCTGCCATATGTTATCCTTTGGCGGCGCCGCCTTTGTATGGAAGATTAGCGGATTGACTACTTAACTTTAAATCTACCTCACAGGTAAGATGTTTTAGTATGCTCGCTACTTCCATAATAGTATTTATATATTTACTTCTTCCCAGCTCTTCTTCGTCTGTGTTTTTCTATAACTTGCTGGGTTTTAACTTCTTTATTACTTCTTTTACCATATTGTTTTGCAAGTTCACTTCTAGGATGTGCTTCAGATATTTTACCTAAAACATCCTTCCATCCTCTATCAGTTTTACTATCAATTGAACCTGTTCCTGAAACAATATTTAATTTTTGTGGAACTAGATTAATATGTTTTTTCTTTATTGTCTTTTCCATTTCTGCAATAGACATAAAATCATCCCATTCTTCACCTGTTTTTTCATTTCTAAATGTATATGTTGGCATTACTCTTTTTCATCTAATTTGTATTCTCTATCGAATACTTTATATTCAACCTTTAGAGGTTTCATTACCTCTAAATGTTCTAAAACTTTTTCTTTATCTAATTTTGAGCAAGTATAAACATCCAATTGAACCATTGAAGGTATTAATTCATCCCAAATATGACAAGCAATATGACTTGTCTTAATTATACAAACTGCGGTTACACCTCTATTACCTTCCTCATCTACATAGGCAGCAATAGGGTTAGTTCCTAAATCTATCGGTGCAATTTCCATACCTATCTTTTTAACCAAATCAATTATCCATTTTCTTATATCATCAGTTGTTATAAGAGGTTTCTCAACTTCAGCTCTAATAATAATATGTTTATGTTCAGGTATAATCATTATATATCCTTTGTTAGTGGTACCAACTTGGAATATCTCTTTTAGTCCAAGTGGCTAAATGTTCTTTATAAGTTTTATAATAGTTTCTATATGCTACTAAACTATCCACATCTATTACATCATCTGGCATAGCAGGTGGTGGTTGTGTAAATGGTTTGTTTAGTATTGCATTTTTAGGTGGGTTTCTTAATAACTCCCTTAATTTAGTATCCGTTAAATGTGTTTTACCATATCTATGTGTATATTCATCACACAGGTTAGTCCACAATTGATATAACCAATAATAGTTATATGCGGACTCTCTTACCCATTTAGCACTAGGATGATTCTTATGTGTTGACCTGTATAAATTTTCATCAACACCTCTTGAAGCATCCAGTTCTCTATGTGCTGTGCATAATAATTGAGCATATTCTAATATCATTTTAACACAATGTTTGTCATTATGATATTGAGCACAGATTTTTGGGTCTTTATCTAAATAAAATATATTCATATTTTGTCAACCTTTTTCATAAGTGTTCTCAACTTATCTTTCCATAATGCTTTGAATACTATATCACCAGCGTTTGCAATTGCCCATTTTAAATTTGCAACTCTACGCCAAAATAGTCTTTCATTAGGACTTAAAGAATCTGTTGTAAGTTTCATTATATCACCTCCCATACTATTTGTCAAGCTTCTTAATTATTCTTTTAACTAATTTTGCATAGTCACCATTTTCAGAATAATGGATTAAAGTGTCTGCTAATTGATATGCACTTCCACCATTTGCTCTTACTTCTCTAAATTTCTCATAATGGGTTCCAGTATTTAATAAACTTATATATGCTGCTACTGATTCACATTTTGTTTCATATGAAGCAACTCCCCATTTAACATTAGGTCTATTTCTAGGTTTTAAATGTAATTTGGTTAAATCATAAGTTTTAACACCAAATAATGCATTACCTTCGGTGGCAAAATAACTTCTTCCCCATTCACTTTCCAATGCAGCCTGAGCGGCAACTAAAAGTTTTGGTATTCTTTGGCCTCTCGGAATCCATAGATTCAAGTAATCTACACATTGGTAAATCGCTTGGACAAATGTTTCGTCATTCGTATATTCAAATGATGGTTCCTGTAAGTTTAAATTCTTTAATCTATTTTCCCAAACAACATTGTTTTGCTCAACTGCTTCTTCAATTTGTTTATGATAAATCTTTTCTACATAAAAATTTGGTTGAAAGGTTCCATAGATAAAAGCAGACATTAATACTGCTGATAACATTCCTACCTTAATGAAGAATCTTTTTAATTTCTTCTTCCTAATTTTAGTTAATAAAAATCTCTTTCTTTCTCGTTTAATCGCTTTTTTCATATGTGTAAATAATGTGTTAATAATGTGTTAGTTAATTTGTTAGTAGTTTTTTCAATTCTCTTTTTGTTTTCCAAGGTGAACAAGTGAACCATCTATATTCAGGTTCAGGTGTAGCAGGTCCTTCAAACATACCATTAATTCCGTGTTCGTTTGCTGATTGAGCTTTAATGTGTCTATTTAACATTAATTCAAGAGCGGCACTCCACTCTTTACACTCTTTATATGGAACACCTTTAACTTTTCTTTTAGGTGTATCATATATACCTTTTCTATTATCAATTATTCCTTGTATAACTCGTTTATGAAATCTATTTAACTTCATTAATATCTCACTTTCAAATCTAATCCCATACGATTAAATTTTGTTTTCCATTTATAAAATATGGCATTATGGTTGCCTGTGTCTTTTCCGATAGTCAATTGCCAATGATGGACCATTTCGTGTCCCAATATATCTAAAAATTGTTTTAAATTTTTAAATTTTGGTTTAAATGTCATTGTTGTTTCGCCTGTTTCAGAATCATATTCGTAATAAGCAAGAGCATCCCTAATTCTTCTTATACTAAATCTATCTATTGGGTCTAATCTACCATTGAATATTGCATAATTCAAAATATTATAATAAAGTTCAGTATTAGGTTTATTAGGTTTATAAGGTTTCTTATAATCTACATCCCTTAAAATTGTTGCTAACTTCTTATGCCGTGCCATACGCTTCCTTTACTGCCTTTTCCCATTTGGATCCTTGACCGACAAAAACGCCATCTTTCCCTGGCACTTTTGTCACTCTAGTTTTTGTTTTCATTGTTTTGATATAATCAGAACCAACATTAAAATGCCAATGTAAATTTTCTTCTAAAACTGGCCAAGCGTGGTCATCATCTCTTAATTCAGGTTTTAACATCATCCAATAATGATATGCAATATCTTCATTTGCGAACCAAACACATCCTTGAATTTCTAAAATTTTAGGATTATTTGGGTCTTGAAATGATACCATACAATACATATTGTCAGCAGGGTTTATATTTT